TGAAGGTGTCTTTGTGGAACAGCATAGCTGCTCGTAGTTGACCACCTACACTGTTTTCAGCGTCAGTCTCTACAACAGGGCAGTTGCTGGTAACGTATACGTCAATGCCGTACAGGTTGCCAATCAAACCGTTGTTAACTGTTTTACCAGCAACAAAGTCTGTAGACACATAACGATCAATACCCATGATGGCGTTACGCAGTGAAGGAGGAATAACAAAACAACGGTTATCCATCGGTACATCTGCATCATCCTGCTTCTGTATCAAACCACGAAGAGCTGCATCAGTAAATACATCTGCTGCTACTACGGTGTCTGCGGCATAAGCTGTAAGACCTGTAGAAGTATCGTTGTAGAAAGAAGCACTATGAACAAACGTAGTAGTACCGTCACCCAACGTCTTACCAAGAGCAAGCAAGTCTGTGTCAATCTGACGAGCCAGAGCATAACCTGCATCAGAAGTGTAGAAGCGGCGCAGTGATGCCAACGCTTGCACTTCTGTCAAATCCTCAATCATACGAGAATATTCAAAGTGCTTGTCGATGACAACAGCTACGTTACCTTCTGTTTCCTGCTGCACTGTAACAGCAGTGTTGATAGCTTTAGCTGTAGCTACACCACGGATAGGAGCAGGGATATTGATGGTATCGCCTTTCTTACCCTTCATTGTCAGCTTTTTAACAAGCGGAGCCATAACGAGATTCTTCTCATAGGCTGCGCGTACCTCGTCACTCCACAATTCAGGAATAAAGGTAGCTGCACTAGTGTTGTCTACAAAACCGCCAGTAGCGGGATAAACTGAAGTTGCCATTTGTAAATCTCCTAAAGGACTTAGCCTTTAACTCGACCCTCGGCATAGGCTCTTATGATTTCATTAGAAAGAGCTTCATAGCGGTTTGGGTCATCACGCATTAGTTTAATAATGTCAACGCGCCGATACACTTTACGACTGTTAGAATCCACATTTCCATTAGAACTGCCGGTAGCGGCTGCTTTAACTTGTTGTGTACGCTTATCTTTCTCAGCACTCACTGTTTGGTTTACTACTTGAGTCCTCTCCTTCCAGAGAGAAAACAATTCGTCAGCAGCTTCATGGTCAAATGCCTTGTCAGCTTGCTCATATAATCGCCTACGAATATTCGATCCTTGTATCCACTCATTGAACTTTGGATTGTTGAGAATATCACTCATGTCTGGGTGCTTCTTCTGCAACGCATTCACAGCTACACTGCGTGTCATTTGTTTATTCAGGTCTTCAGCCTGCTTTAAACGGGGATCGTTATCCAGTAGGGCTTTAACAGCCTCGCTAGGATTCGTAAAGAAATCAACTTCATCAACTGGTTTTTTCTTATCTTTCTTGAGTTCTGTTTGTGAGACTACAAAATCATCAACGATCTTGCGTAGTTCTCCAATCTCAGAGCTATGCCTACCAGCGAGCTTTTCAGCTTCTTGGTGCATCCGTACAATGTCTTTAACACTCTTGTTTTTGTACTTCTCAGGAATGTCATCGACTTCTTGTTGTTGTTGTTCTTGTTGTATTTCTTGCTCTGGTTCTTGGTCTACGTTGCCTTCTAAACGCTCTTCTTCATCAAGCAAAAATGCTGCCATTACTAAACTCCGTGCTTTTACATTGTGGAGATATACAGAAGTTGTGCTATTGTGCGCTTCTGCGTTCTTTATTAATCTTCCTTTCTCGGTCTCTTGCCCACTTCATTGTAGCCCCTGGGAAACTACCAGAGATGGGGTCAAGCATGTTACGAACAGGTGAGATTATTCTTACAGCAGCTTCTTCACAAACTCTACAATCCATCTCTCTGCACTCTGAATCTACAAAGGCTTCAAAGGTGTGATTAGCAGAACATTGAAAGTCGAAGATTCTACGCATTGGTGTCTCCGATAAACAACTGCTCTGAAGCTGCTTTAATACTTAATTCTAGGTTTAAGAATGTACGAATGATGTTCAGTTGACCTTTACGGAAGTTTAAATCATCAGCATTCTTGGTGTACTCTACAGAGTTTATGTTATCTACTTGTGTCTCTAACTCTGTACAAAAAGCTTTGTAGCCTGCGGTATTACACATCTCTTTGATATCACCGTAGAATTGTTCCAGGTCATCATCAGTCATCTGCATCACCTCTGTTAATTACTTACCTTTAGTCTTTTTCTTCTTGCCTGTGCCGTACATCATATTTGTTCTCCTTATACTAGGTTAGAGTATAGCATACTTTTGTGTTTTTGTCAAGTATTTTCTTGACTTTCTTTCTTTGATGTGCTACCAGATTTCTTAGTAACACCTGCTAGCTCCTTTAGAATTTTAAGTTCTTCCCTAATCTCTCGCAGTTCTTGATAGACCGCTGCAAAGCCTATGTTAGTCTCTACAGCCATCTTAGTTATATCCGCTTTACTCACAAACATCATCGTCTCCCTTTGCCTTTCTCGGCTATGGCTAAACGTGCAATCTCTACACGCTGTTTAAAGTTACGTTCATCATCTGAGTCTAACTCACCGATAGTCTTGATTTGTTCTGTCTCAAGCTTAACGGGTACTGCCTTTGTTTCAGCATCATACTTCTTAGCCCTTGCTAGGAACTCTTCAGCTTGACCGTTCAAGACACCAATCTGAGCTTCTTGTAGAGCCTTCTGCAATGCCTGAGCCTCTTGTGCTGCTTGCTGTTCAGCTTGCTGCTGCTCTGGTGACTTCTGACCAGCTTGCTGAATCAATGCTACCATCTCTTCTCTGTTGGATAGGTTCATGTTCTCCACCACAGCCTGTATCAGTGTGCTATACAACGGAGATTCTTGAGACATGGTTTGCAACAGTTGAATAAGCTGAGACACTTCATACTCTCTAGCAATAATGCCGAGAGAGCTGACGACATTAAACTTGTAGTCTTTGACAGGGTAGTGTTCAGGATCAAACTGCATGTAACGGTGTGCGGCTTTAGTAACGAAGGGTATTAAGAAGCTCTCTTGGAAGTTAATCAACGTGCGCTTCTGTCGCTTAATGATGGCTCCCAAACTCATTGAGATGCCTGCTGCTGTCGCTTCCCCGTTAATGCTACCTGCAATACCTGCTGAGTCAATAGCCCCTGTAGCGGTCTGTACCATGCGCTGTAGAGCCTCTGCCTGAGCAAAGGTAATCTGACTTACTTGACCAAAGTTAAACGGATAGAAGATTTCATCAGGACGACCATTGGTAAGAATGATCTTGCCAGGGCTAATCTCTGGTTTAAAGCCTCTTGGCATCCTTGTAGCGTCCATTCCCATCATAGGGTGTACTGTGAGTGCCAGTGCATCAATACGTGCTCTCAGCTCTGCGTCAAGTGCCTTCTGGCTGTTGTAACCTTTCTCACAAACACCTCTACCCCAGAAACGTCCAGGAACAACATCCCACGGGAATGCAATAACAGGACGATCTTGCATCATGTAGGGGTTTTCTTCAGCTTTAAGTAGCACACCACCGTTGGCTATGATAACAATAGCTTCGATGTAGTAGCTCTCATCATCCTTAGCTTCATCAGTGAGGGTTACAATGTCTTCATCTTCTTCTTTATCTGCGTTAATCAACAGATGTCGAGGAACTAAACCAAAGTACTTAGTCAACCTTACTTTATCTTCTGGTTGATCTACCAATTCATGGTCTGCGTCAAGATCAATGTCATATTCGCTGGTGTTCAATGATACTTTCTTGTAAACACCCTTCTCTTGTTCAATCTCTACCGTGTGTGATGGTACATAACGATCAATACACACACCAATAGCTTCTTCAATGCTTGTAGCTACAGGGTCAATCAAGAAGTTCTGCGGTAGGATGGGTATAAGACGTACTATTGTACGCTCAGTGATGTTAACACCTACAGCTTGTAATGCTCCATCCATGATAGGCTGCGTAGCTGGAGCCATCTCTTTGATTTCTTCGAGTACAATCTCACCAATACCTGTACCATAGACAGCAGAGTTAATAAGACACTCAGCAACAGCCTTCCTAACCTTAGTTTTAGCAAAGTCTTCATGTAGTTTTTCACGTAAGAAGGCTACGTCTGGTGTCTCTTGGTCAGCAAGGTCATCTGTGATGTCAAAGAGCTTACCACGACCAAAGGTAGCCTCTTCAATCTCTGCAACAGAGCTTTCAACAGCTTGCTGAAGGGCAGGGGAGATGATGCGACTACGCTCAGACTGCCTAGTTTTGTCTTCAACAGAGTAGATACCACGCCACAGGCGATAGTATTCATCATGCGTCTTCTCATAGTTGTTCTCATAATGGTCACGCCACTGGTCTGCTTTAGACATCACCCAGGATTCTAGGGTTTCTGCCATAATATCTTTGTTGTATTCCATATTAATCCTCTTAGTAGCCAGCTACTGTGTCATAAACTTGGTAATCATCGTATTCTGTTTCGTATGCGTAGGTTACTTTGTGTAGCTGGTCTATGTAAGCTAGAGAGTCTATCAAGTCATCGTGTGTTAACGTGTCTGGGAACTGAAACAGTTGATCCATGAATTCAGCATTCCAGTCACCTTTGTTAAGTTTAACAACACCATTCTCAAATCTACCCTGCAAAGCCCACATAACCCTGTCAACTTTCTTCTTATTACCGTGTGTTAGTTCATCAACACGAAAGAATGTGTTATGTCTTTTCATTAAATCTGTCAACGGAGACATTACAGCGTTTCTAGCAATGCCTCTTTCAATACCAACAGCTACAGGTTCATAATCTCTAATGATTTGAAATATCTTGTTAGCTGTCTCATTCAGCTCCCAGCGTCCATAAACAATATCTTTAACCCACCACTCACCTTCCTGTGTTATTTTAACAACAGAAATAGCTGTTTGGTCTAACCTCTTATTCTTTGATTTAACTTTGTTGATTTCTTCAAAGCCTGCTAAGTCAATAGCAACGAAGTAGTCACCATCAGGTTCTTCTTCATCAAACTTAACCCACTCTTCCCTAAACATCTCAGAGCCTCTAGCCTCAAAAGAAGCCATGAACTCTGTACGGAAGGCATAAGAAGACATTGATTTCTTAGCACTGTCAATCTCAAGCGGGTCTAACATAGGGTTGTTGTAGCTTGTAAAGTGCCATGATTTATAAGTAGGGTCTTCTGACAGCTCTGCATACTTATACAGATCATAGAAGTGATTCCTACCCATCGGTGTACCTATGAATAACGCATTACCCTTTTGATCTGTTAGAGCAGGGCGTAATATCATGTTCCATACATCAGGTTTGATGTCAGCGTATTCATCAAGTACAAGGAACTTCAAAGACACTCCTCGCATTGTCTCAGGTCTGTCACCACCTTTTAAGCTGATGGTGGCTCCGTTAATCAACTTAATCTGTAGGTTGTTAACATGACTACCAACAATCACTGGCGCACCTAACTCTAGCAACGTATTCCACATAATGTCTCTAGCTTGTCCTTGTGTAGGGGCTACGTAGAATACATGACCTTTGTCAGCTTGTAAGGCATTAACAATCAACAACCAAGCAGCCAGCATAGACTTACCAGTACGCCGACCAGCAGCAACTACTTTAAATCGTGCTGGATCATTCCACACTTCCTGTTGCCAGGGAAGCAGTGATATCTTTAAATCCATTAGGTAAAGCTCACAGCGGCTGGGTTGTGTCGTTCTAACTCAAAGCTAACGATTGCTGTAAACGTACTACCAGCGTCTGGAGTAACGACAATGCTGTCACCTTCTCTTAAAACCATCCACTTACCATCACCACCAAACTGTATAGCGTCGCCGTGTCCTACAGACTTAGCACTCTGAAACACTATGGTGGTTCCGTTAACCCATGAAGCACTGACAGAAGCACTACCTGATGCTGCTGCATTAGCTATATACAAATAACTAACAATAGCTCTGTATCCCGTAGGTACAGTGAACAACGTGTTAGCTACGTTAGCTGTGAGGTTCTTACCAACAGAGTATTTAGTAACTTGTGTATTCATTAGTATAACCACATAACAGGAGTGTCATCACGGATGTCAACATGTACAAAGCTCTTAGCTACGCCAATACCTGTGAAGCCTAACCTTGTAGCTTCACTGACTAGCTTCATACGCTCACTACCATTCCTAACCCTGATGTCAGCAGCTATGCCTCTGGTGTGTGTTCCTGGTGTCTTCTTAGCAGCTTCTATGGGGTGTTTAGCAGAGCGATAACCACTGACAATAACTAATGGAAAACCACAAGCATCTCTCAGAGCATCCAACCTACTAACAAACTTCTCATTGATGAAATTGTCACCACTGTGTTTGCATGTAAACTCTTCTTTCTTGAAATGCTTACTGTTCATCATCTACACTCTCGTAGTCAGCTTCTATTGTGTTTGTGCTGATGTCTGGTGTACCAACACCACTGATGGTTATGTTGACACTAGGACGACTGCTACCACCACCTTTCTCAAACAAGCTAACAGGTAACATCCTATCCATCAGGAGTTTCCATGCTGCTGATTGATTCTTGTGTTCATCATCTAAAGCAGCATTAAGTATACTGTCTAATACCTTCCTAGACTTGGGAGATGCTATTAACCTAGCCTTCATATCATTCATGATGGCTGCATCACCCTTTGGTCTACCAACCTTATTCTTCTTCTGAACAGCGGCTAACATAGACTTTGTAGGACGACCTACCCTCTTATTCTTTAACACATCCCCTTCAGGGGTAACAGAAGAATTAACTATCTCTTCATGTGTAACATCATTAGACATAATATACTCTCTATATAGTCTTTATAGGAAGAAGCTAAGTTGTCTCTATAACGCTTATATCTCTTAAGTAGACAGTGTTAATAATTAACAACCGTAGTACTTAATGTTATAATCAACAAACTAAGTACTAAGAGGTTAAACAATTATTAACTTAGTACAGAGTCTGTTTAAAGTGCTTGTCTTACTCTTTAATAACTATATAGTAATATAGCATATTTTCACTAAAAAGTCAAGTGTTTTTATAGTTATTTTATCACCGTGTGATTGCAGTCACAGCACAACCTGTGTAGTGTCCCTTACACACAAGCTCAGTGCGGGTTTGTGTCAGTACACAGTCTCCGCAGCCCGCCATCGTTTCTTCATAGTTATCATAGCCTTATGTAACCATTCATCCTTATTCTTTTTTAATATAACAAAGTCTAATTTACCTTATTTTGTGTCTAAGTAGCTACCACATCATCACCACCACAGCAGCCCCCCCTCCCCCGCCTATGTTATGTTATAGCATATCATAGACTTAGCAGCTGCTGCCCTGGATATGTTATAGCATAGCATTTCATAATCCGTCAGTGTTGTTCATAATCCGTCAGTGGTCTAAGTAGTACGATGTCGCACTAGTTCATAATCCGTCAGTGCATTTCATAATCACTCAGTAATTATACAGTTGGATAATAACACAGTCGTTATGTAGTCGACTATATATTGAAAGCGTGAGAGATTATGTAGCACCTATATAGGCAACACAGTCACCATCTATATAGGCAACACAGACAACAACGTCTCTATATAGACTGTATCTGGTAGTCATACATTGTCTCTATCAAACCTGGATAATCGATAGATTTAATCAATGCAATACTTTATTGACTATATAACCATAGAAGAGCATTATAACCACAGATCGAAGCAACACAGACAAACATCAATTATTAGTAACAAGGAAAACGATCATGACAATCACAGTACGCATCAAGAACAATTACGGCCAACAAGTAGTATATCCTTTCTGTGAAGTGAGCAAGAAGTTAGCAGCGTTAGCTGGAACAACAACACTAACACCAATGGCGATACGTTTAATAAAAGACATAGGATATACAGTAAAAGTACAAGAACAAACACTGTAAACAATCACGGGCACGGATGCCCATCAACTAAGGAGATAATCATGATCACAATTCAACAAATACAAGATACAAGCTTAATCAATGCCGCGTCTAAAGCTTGGGCATTAGAAAACCTAGACTATATCAATTCAGATAATCCGTTGTTGGGTAGTAGCATCAAAGTAGAGAAAGGAGAGTCGGAAGGTTATTACACTGCTATCCTATATATGCAACCGGCAGATAAGGTTGCAACACGTACACTATGTTCTGCTGCTGCACTATTTGGATGCAAAGATATATGCCTGATCGGTAGCGGTATGCTCGGCATGACAACCGGACAGAGTGCCGCTACACGTAGAACCATAATTTATTTGTTGGACAGTGATCGATTCTATTCAATGTTGCGAAAAGAGATTCAGGCAAAACATCGCAAACATGGTGACCAATTAGCTATCAGATTAAATGGCACAACGGATATTGATTTTACCGCATTCATTGCCAGCATGCCGCATATCAGGTTTTATGATTATTCCAAGGTTTATGCCCGTGTTATCAAGAATACATTGACTAATTATGACATTACGTTTTCTGGTAGTGCATACAGTGAAAAAACTATATTTATGACAGCGCGGGCTATCAAGGCTGGACACAGAGTAGCAATAGCATTTAACACAGGCGAGAGAAAAGGCGAATTCACTATGCCGACAGACTTGGCAGACTTTGATACTACCGATTTGCGCTTTACTGATGATAAGGTTTTAGGAGGTTTAAAGTATAAAGGCGGTAGCAGACAATCAAGAATTGATAACATGGATAAGCCGAACTTTTTCTTCAGTCTTAAAACTTACACCAATCTGCAAAATTTGATTGCAAGAGGTTAACACAATGGAACACTTAAACGAATACAAGCTTGAAAACCGTAGTTTATATAGACTATACCGTGACAATATGGGCGCATTAGTATGGATGCACGTTATGGTTTGTCCATCTTGGATAGGTACACTTGATACCGCTATCGATTACTATTGGAGTTAACATTATGCAAACAAGGCCGCTATCAAATATCGCGCATGACATTAAACGAGATTGGAAAAAGGTTAACTATGCTGCTGTGCCATACTTAGCAGCAATGATACAAATGGATAAGATAACAGACATGTACTATTACGATGATGGTAAGGCTATCGTGCGGTACTTTCTAGGCAATGCCGGACAGTGGCGAGGTGCTGTAGCTCAGACAATCAAAGCAGAATTACGGGGCATGTTATGAATATGCATTATCTTAAGGCTATCGACCTAGTATGCGCTCTAAACTTTGATCCTGATGATAACTGGACATATCGTGCAGAGATTGACGCTACTAGACTTGCCAGAGTTGCGGTATATGATGAGGATGGAATAAAGCTAGGTTACTTGGGTGAATTCGATATCATTAAAACAGAGGCGGTAACAGTATGAAAACAACGACAGGTGGATATTAATCATGTACATACAAGTAACTAAGCATAACTTTGTAGACGCTTTCCACAATAAAGGCAGAGGCGACCAATTCACTTACGAGGCCTTATGCGCTTTGTTTGAGTATCTTGATGACTCTGATACCGAGTTGGATGTCATAGGACTGTGTTGCGAATTCAGTGAGTTTGAATCGTTAGAAGAGTTTCAAGAGCAATACGGTAATGCATATCAAACGATGGAAGACATTGAACACCAGACGATAGTAATTCCGGTTGATGGTCAACGATTCATCATTGCACAATTTTAATCAATAGGGGAATGTTATGAATATCACTCAAAATGAAAAGTTTTACATGAATTTATTTACCGGATCGATAGATACCGCCTCCGGATGGGAGCCAGAAGATATTGAATCTGGCAAGGTGGAGGAGGTCATTTTTAACCCTGACTCTGAATCATGGGAGCTTGTATGAATAAACTAATGAAAGAGGTTATAGCTTGTATCCTGTGCGGTATCATAGCCTTTTCAATATCAATACTTGCTATCTTGGCAATGGCACAGGGGTGAATTATGAATACGATAGATGATGTTTATCAACAATTGTTACAACAACCTGGCAAAGTGGTAATGCTATGCCCTGACAAGGCAGAGGCACGCTTGCTACGCGCTAGACTTGCCAAGCGTACAAGTAAAAGTGATATGATTGTTTTTAGTCGATACAACAAACCTATGTTGGAATTTTGGAGAGTAGAATAATGTTGAAAAACAATCATAATTTAGCAGGACAACCGGCAGCAAAAAAGTTATTTTCATGTGATTACCGTTATGCGTTGTTTCCGGTTCATACTCGTTTTGACGATTGCGAATGGTTTATAACAGACGCTTACTCTCTTGACACTATAACAGGAAAAGCTGGAGTAATTTATCAAGGCAAAGCAGCAGACGCTCAAGAGCGTTTTGATGCTCTAAAAACTAAAGAGGTAGAATAAAAATGAGTGACATTTACCCTAGAAAGTTAACAGAGCCGCAGAGAACACTGGATCAAGCGGATAAACTACGGCAGAAACTGCTCAGAGACATTAGGATATTCAAACGATTAGGTGGTAAAGTGTACGCAGCTAAGATTGGTGAGAGTGCTTTACCAGATAAAGCATTGACTTTTAAAGAGATATCACAGAGAGAGCGCGAAGCTAAAGGGATACGATAATGATTAAACAAGTATTGACATACTTTGAAGGGCATAGAGTGAAAGTTAGAGTTGATATTGACACGGTGACGGATCAGCACACTATACTGACGATTGAGATTGACGATAGAGACATGACGCATTCCACATTGATTAATCAAGATACCATCAACAAGATTGCAAGGGGTTAACATGAAAAAGAATAGAAGACCTGTATTTGAACTATCAACATACACTGTAGATATGGACAGTCACGGGGCTTGGCCTAGAGGGATGGAGGTTAGTTATCGATGGATTGACGACAGTGACGATGCCGGTGCTAATTATTACATTCACATAGAAAGAATAATGATTGATGGTGTACTGATGGATGATTGGATGAATGACGATTGTTATGACCAGATTGTTACAGACATTGAAACTTATTGGGAAGAGGTGACTTACGATGAATAACTGGCAACGAGTGCTGTGGGACGATGAAGGCTATGTCATTGCACCACCAATGATTGCAGATATCTGGGCGTTGAAGTCATGCCTGGTCAGGTTTGTTAACTACGATGACACTGTTAGCTTGGGTGTTACCAGTAGGAATAGACTCAACGGCGAGGATACTAATTATAAAAGTGTTTACGTTGCAGAGATAACCTATCCACCATTCGATGACTCAGATCATGGATAAGGTGTTGCAGTTAGTGACAACAAAGCCACCAGAGCTGCCAGAGCAATATGTGTGCAATGATTGCTTTGGTGCGTTGTTCCATTGGTACGCTAAAGGAATGGTTTGTGTTGCTTGTTTAACAGAATATGAACTGAGGCAGGAAGATACTATATAGTCTATATAGTCTAAGTTGTGCTGATGGTTGTTAGTCAATATTAACCTCTTGCTCTAAAGACTATATAGAAGGCAGTTTAATGATGTTTTGATTTGTTGTCAATAGGAGATGTTATGTTTTTTACAATAGGTGGTGTTAGTGTTATAGCTGGCCTGAGAAACGGCTTCGGTTTTGACTTGGCTGGCAATAATGGCTTTATAGTGAAAGTGTCTGAAGATATATTGGATGAAGATGTTGAGAGAATGCTGCTGGGTGAAGGTGATGGTGTTGAAGAGACGACAGGTATTATGCTCCTGTTACCGTTTGTTTATGTCACCATCCAGTGGTGTATGTGATGGGATTCAATATCCTCCACCGTCCTTGTGACGATTGTGGTAGCAGTGACGGTAGGTGTTACAATGATGACGGCAGCAGCAAGTGCTTTGCTTGCAATAGGTTCTTTCCAGGCAGTGGGGGTGTTATGACAACGACAGTAAGTAAAGCGGATTGGGATAGTGTGCAGCAGGCACTGGTGACGGCATCGTTTAAAGCCATCCCTGAACGCTCTCTAAGCGTTTTAACGGCGAAGCACTACTCTACTATGGATATGGGTAGTTATGTCATCTACGGCTACTACGCAGCGGCTGATCCGCATACAGTGGTGGCTGCTAAGATTCGATACCCAGACAAGCGGTTCAGTGTTGTTGGTGACTGGGCAGGTGGTGGATTATTTGGTCAGCAGCTGTTCGCAGGTGGCGGTAAGTATGTCACCATCGTGGAAGGTGAGTATGATGCATTGTCTGCATACCAGCTGATGGGTAGTAAGTATCCAGCGGTCAGTGTACGCAACGGCGCATCGAGTGCGTTGAAGGACTGCAAGGCTGCTTATGAGTGGCTCAACAGCTTTGAGAACATCGTGCTATGCCTTGATGGTGATGAACCAGGTCAGAAGGCTGCTATTGAGGTGGCACAGCTCTTTGGCGGTAAGTGTAAGATTGTAAAACATGCAGTAGGTTACAAAGATGCCAGCGACTACTTGCAGAAGGGGCAGGATAAGCTGTTTATGACGCAGTGGTGGGACGCTGAACGCTACATCCCTGATGGCATTGTCTGTGCTGACTCGCTATGGGAAGAGGTTAACTCACCAGTGCAACAAGCCCCTGTGCAGTACCCGTGGGCTGGTATAAATAAGATTACCTACGGCATCAGGACAGGTGAACTAGTTACTATCACAGCCGGTAGTGGGCTGGGTAAGTCTCAGTTTGTAAGAGAGTTGGCTCATCACATTATTAAGCACACAGATGTCAACATCGGTATGCTGATGCTGGAAGAGAGTGTACGCAAGACAGGGTTGTCGTTGATGTCACTGGAGGCTAACAAGACTCTGCATCTACCCACTACTATTAGCACTGAGCAGGAGCGTAAGCAGGCTTTTGATGCCACTATTGGTAACGGTAGAGTGTTTATGTTTGACCACTTTGGATCAACAGACATAGACAACATCGTGTCGCGTGTACGTTATATGGCTAAGGGTTTGGATTGTCGTTATATTTTCCTAGATCACATCAGTATTATTGTATCTGCTCAAAGCAATGGTGATGAGCGTAAGGCTATTGATGAGTGCATGACTAAGCTGCGTATGCTGACAGCAGAGAGTGACATAGCCTTGATACTGGTGAGTCATTTGAAGCGTAAGGAGGGTGTTGGTCACGAAGAGGGTAGCAGTACGTCACTGAGCCAGCTACGCGGCAGTGCCAGCATTGCACAGCTATCAGATATTGTCATAGGGTTAGAGAGAGACGGGCAAGCTGATGATTTGATACAGAAAAACACAACACACGTTAGAGTGTTGAAGAATAGATTCAGTGGTGAGACAGGTCTGTGTTGCATGTTGTTTTATGATAATGTCAGCGGCAGAAGTGTTGAGGTGTTTTGATGGATTACTTTCTGGTGTCGTTAATAGTTGTGATGGTAACTGCGTTAGTTTATAAAGGGGATGAATGATGAGATGTTTAAGCTGTGATGAAGCGTTAACGGATTACGAACAAACCAGGAGATACGCAGGGACTAAAGAGTTTTTAGACTTGTGCTTGAATTGCTCAGATCATACAGCTACTATTGATTTGGAAGACAGGACAGAGCTAAGAAGTTTCACAGTTGAAGAACAAGACTATAGGAGGTGAGTGATGAACACCAGGAATGAACAGCAGACTAGAACAAAGGCAACACTTGTAGGTAAACGATGTATGTGTCCCACCTGTGGTGAATACTTTTCTACTTTAGCCATGTTTGATAAACACAGGAAAGGGGAGCAGGCTGTGGGTAGGTATTGCATAGACCCTGAAATGGCTGGATTGTCTATACGCAAACGTGGAACCAACACTTATTGGACTATCCCAATGCGTATTGACGTAACTTTCGGAGGTTTATCGTGTCAAAGTTAAAAGATTATTTAATTATGCGTAATCATTATCAAGTTGATGCTAGGATAGCTGAGATTGAAGCAACAATCAGAGATCACAACAAACAGCGTGAACGTGAACAAGTGTTAGAGGTTTATAATGAATACGAAGCTAGTGTTAGACATAGAAACCAACCTAAAGCATGACACAATCTGGTGTAACTGCGCTGAAGACGTAGACTCTGGTGTAAAGTACACATCTACAGACGCAGCACACTTCACAGGTGTCATTAAAGGCTATGACAGCTTCATAGGGCATAACATCATAGGCTTTGATGCTAAGGTACTGGGTAAGGTGTGGGACGCTGTATTGCCCTCACAGAGCCTTGTAGATACGTTGGTGATGTCCCGCCTATACAACCCTAGCATTGATGGTGGTCACAGTCTGGATGCTTGGGGTAAGAGGTTTGGTAAGCACAAGATAGACTTCACAGACTATGATGGTGGCTTAACACCACAGATGATTGAATACTGTCAGCGTGATGTAGAGTTGACAGTGCATTTGTATAAGTGGTTGACAAAGGCTCTGAATGATGAAGGCTTTAGTGACTACAGCATTGAGCTGGAACACAAGGTAGCTTTGATAATACAGCAGCAGATGGACACAGGGTTTAGGCTTGATCTTGAGAAGGCTAACACGTTGTACAGCACATTGATGTGTCGGATGAAAGTGATTGAACAAGAGCTGCAAGTAGTCTTCCCACCGATAGTTGAGGCGCGGGTGTCTGAGAAGACAGGGAAGACATTGAAGGTGAAGGTGACACACTTCAATCCAGGTAGTCGTCAGCAGATTGCAGGGAGACTGGAGAGTTTAGGTGCTGTGTTCTCTAAAGAAACTGAGAAGGGTAGTACAGTTATTAATGAGGATACGTTAGCTGATATTGATCTACCAGAAGCTAAGTTAGTGGTTGAATACTTGACACTACAGAAGCGTACATCACAGATTGATAGCTGGCTGCAAGAGGTTAGGGCAGACGGTAGAGTGTACGGTAGAGTCAGGAGCAACGGAGCTGTCACAGGTAGGATGACACACAGCAACCCTAACATGGCTCAAGTCCCTGCTGTGGGTAAGTTGTACGGTGAAGAGTGCAGAGCCTGCTGGACAGTTGATGAAGGCTGTGTGTTAGTTGGTGCAGACGCTAGTGGTTTAGAACTACGTATGCTGGCGCATTACATGGATGATGCAGGGTATACGAAAGAACTTTTAGGTGGTGACATACACACCTCTAATCAACTAGCAGCAGGGTTGCAGACAAGGAGTCAGGCGAAGACATTTATCTACGCATTCTTGTACGGAGCAGGTGCTGAGAAGATCGGTAGTATTGTTGGTGGTAACTCTAGGGACGGTACAAGATTGACACAACGCTTCTTAGAGAATACACCAGCACTAGCAGCATTGAAGAGAAGGGTGCAGCAGGAGGCATCTACAGGGACGCTGAAGGGATTAGACGGTAGAGTTCTGCGTGTCCGTAGTGAACACAGTGCATTGAACACACTGCTTCAGGGTGCTGGAGCTATTGTAATGAAGCAAGCGTTAGTGATATTGAATGACAAGATTAAGAAATACAAACTACCTGCCAGGTTTGTAGCTAATGTGCATGATGAATGGCAGATTGAATGCACTGCATGGGCTGCTGATGCTGTTGGTAGGTGTGCTGTGCAGAGCATTGTAGAGGCTGGAGAGTTCTTTAACATGAAGTGCCCTCTCGATGGTGCTTACAAAGTAGGTGCTAATTGGGCTGCAACACATTGACACAATTAATGTATTGACACACGTTGTTTGTAGTATCATTATAGAGATGTACCAAATAATTTAACTTAGGAGATGTAGAGATGGATAAGCCATTAGTAGTAAATGCAACAATGTTCTGGGCTTGCTTAGATCACAAGAACGACATGTCTGGTAAGTATCAAGTAGACCTCACCAACCTCACTGACGCTGCTGTCAAAGAGATTGAAATGCGTGGCATGAAAGTAGCCAACAAAGGTGATGATCGTAATAGCTTCATCACTGTGAAGTCTAACAACCCCATCAAAGCGTATGACACCAGTGGTACTGAAGTAGGCTTTGCTGTAGGCAATGGCTCTAAAGCTAAGTGTGTACTGGGTAGCTACGATTGGACATTCAAGACCAAAGCTGGACGCTCCCCTTCCCTCCTTAAACTTGTCATTACAGACTTGCTTGTCTATGAAGATGCTAAAGAATCTTCATCTTATGACTTGGACGAGGCTGTGTAATTAACATCACGGGTCACATGGAAGTGACCTACTTAGGGGAATACAATGTTGTTAATTGATGCAGACATATTGTGTTACAGGGTAGGTTACTCATGTAACAATGACACACAAGAGAATGCAATAAAGACATTAGATAGTTTTATATCAGAAATCCTCACTAGCCCACTACACAGTGCTACAGAGTATAAGTTGTTCTTATCAGGTAAGGGTAACTTCAGAGAGCAGATAGCTGTTACAGCTCCCTACAAAGGTAACAGGAAGGCAGACAAGCCTGTACACTACACTGCCCTGCGTAACCACATGCTGTTGAAGTGGGAAGCAGACCTCTCCATTGGCGAAGAAGCTGATGACACCATAGCCATAAAAGCTACTGCTCTCTACCCTGATGCTATCATTGCCAGCATTGACAAAGACTTCCTGCAAGTGCCAGGTAAGCATTACAACTTTGTTAAAGACACGTTGATAACAGTGACGCAGGAAGAAGCAACATTAACCTTCTATTGTTCAATCTTGATAGGCGATAGGATCGACAACATCATAGGTGCTGCTGGTATAGGAGCTGTTAAGTCTAAAGCTTTGTTAGAAGGTAAGACAGAGGTGGAGATGTACAACGCTTGTGTAGAGATACTAGGTGCTGACAGAGTGCTAGAGAATGGTAGACTGCTCTGGCTACGCCGAGAGGCTGGGCAGATGTGGAAACCTCCCGTATTGGCTGTGGAGAATGCTAATGGCTAGAGGCGAGAAGACACACGTAGACAACACATGGACGAAGAGTCGCTACTTTGGATTCATTCGATCAGCACTGAGAAGCGCATTCAATCGTTACCCACCAAAGTTCAAAGCTAAGAAAGCAGCAGAGAAGACAGTGAAGGGTATGAAGCACAGGTTTGAATACAAGTGTGCTCAGTGTAAGCAGTGGTTCAAAGGTGTTGAAGTTGAAGTAGATCATAAGACACCAGCAGGTAGTCTTAAAGAGTATGCAGATTTAGGTGAGTTCTGTCGTAAGCTGTTCTGTGAAGTTGATGACTTACAAGTTCTGTGTAAGGGATGTCATAAGACTAAGACAGCACAAGAGAGAGCTGCTAGAAAACAAGAATAAACTTGTTTATTAACAGTTAACGACTCTACACAAATAATCAACCTTAACCAATCCGCAGGGTTATGCAGCTAGAAGTCAGTTGAGTGTAGAGTCTTTTTTATTGAAGAAGGAGTAGTGATGAATACAAATACACAGTTAGAGCGATACGTAGACCTGGTGACAGCATGGAGCCAGGAAAGAGGTATCTTGACTAACGGTAAGATATCAACACAGACGTTGAAGCTGGTGAGTGAGATAGGTGAGTTGGCAGACAACGTAGCTAAGGGTAATGATGTCGCAGATGACATAGGTGATTGCTTAGTGGTGTTGAACAACATAGCTGTGATGTCTGGGTACAGTTTAGAAGACTGTCTGAAACATGCTTGGAATGACATCAAGGATAGGAAAGGTTACTTGAATGATAAAGGTGTCTTCATTAAGGAGAGCGTATGAAAGCTAAAGAATATGCTTTGCTAGAAATGGCGGTGAGATCAGGCATTGAATATGGGTATACACGCGCTCATAAGCACACTGACACTCCTTCTGAAACAGCGGTAATAGATGCTATCCAGCTGGCTGTGATGAATGACATTAACGATTGGTTCTCTTTTGATGAGATAGTAGAAAATGATTAGCTACAGAGACATGACATTCTGTAGTCTGTCTAGCACTTGTGTATGGTCTGATAAGTGTAGCAGAACTATTACAGAGCAGGTGATAGAGGATGCTAAGAAAGTAGGACTGCCTCTATCTGTATCAGAGTTTAAATGCTACACACCTAAGAAAACGGAGAGTGACGATTGTGTATGAGTATTCGCTGGTAGTGTTGGTGACAGTGTTAGTAACAGCTTGGTTTCTTTATGATTTCAACAAAGACGATGATGACTGGAATGGAACACTATGATAAAGCACCTCCTTATACCTGACACACAAGTTAAACCAGGACAAGATTTACGTAGGTTTCATTGGCTAGGTCAATACATTGTCGATAAGAAACCTGATGTCATCATACACATTGGCGATCACTGGGACATGCCTTCACTGTCCAGCTACGATGTAGGTAAGAAAGCCTTTGAAGGTAGACGATACATACACGATATAACTGTAGGTAATGAAGCAATGGACATAATGATGTCCTACATTGATGCAGAGATTGAAAGACTACGTGCTAACAAGAAGAAGCTATGGAAACCTAGATTAGTTTTTACTCTAGGTAATCATGAGAATAGAATTGAAAGAGCTATAAACTCTGACTCTAAGCTAGATGGATTGTTGAAGTATGACGATTTTAATTTAGTGCAGCACAAGTGGGAAGTAATACCATTCTTACAACCCATAGTGATAGACGGTGTAGCCTACTGCCACTACTTCACCAGTGGTATCATGGGTAGACCAGTGAGCAGTGCAAGACTGCTGATGACGAAGAAGATGATGTCATGTGTGCAAGGACATGTGCAAGATAGAGACATAGCTTTTGGACGCAGGGCTGACGGCAGTGACATAACAACACTATTCGCTGGTATCTTTTATGAACATGATGAAGACTACTTAACACCACAAACTAATGGTAGCTGGTCAGGTGTGTGGATGTTAAACGATGTGGTTAATGGTAGTTTTGATGAGATGCCTGTTAGTATTAAATACCTGAAGCGCAAATACGGGAATTCAAATGGCATTAACATTGGAAGAAGTTAAACAGAAACTGATGAGACTTGATGAAGTAATTGTCTTAGAAGTTTTAGACTTAAATGCTGAAGACATCATTGATCGGTTTGAAGATAAGATCATTGATAGGCTTGAAGAATTGGCAGAGGAGCTAGTTGACTTATGATTACAAACATACAGATAAAGAGCTGTAAAGACCCCCTGTTATGGTACGCAGATAAAATAGATCAAGTAATGGATGTAATAGAGTATGACCCACTACGGAAAGTTTATTTAGTTGCTACACACTGCGGAGCTAACATTGTGTATGATGAAGATTGTATTACTTGGGACTTAGTAACTGCTTATACACAACCACAGAGTCCTCCTACAGTTACATTAAACGATTTAAAGTATGACAGTGTAACCAAACCAGCACACTACAACACAGGTGGTGTAGAGTGCATAGAAGGCATAGAAGCTGCGCTGACACCAGAAGAGTTTCAGGGATACTTGAAAGGCAATGCAATGAAATACCTGTGGCGTTGTAGTCACAAAGGTAACAAGAAACAAGACTTAGATAAAGCACAGTGGTACTTACAGAGGTTAATAGGAAAACAATGATGGATGCTTACTCAGCGTATATACATAAGAGTCGCTATGCTCGTTACATTCCAGAGCTGAAGCGTAGAGAGACCTGGACAGAGACAGTAGACAGATACATCAACTTCTTCAAAGAACGTGTCACAGTTGTTAGTGACGCAGACTACGCAATGCTTCGTGAAGCTATCATTAACATGGATGTGATGCCATCTATGAGAGCTTTGATGACGGCTGGTAAAGCACTAGACCGTGACAACATTGCAGGCTTCAACTGTTCATACTTGACAGTGGATCACCCTAGAGCCTTTGACGAGATGATGTATGTCTTGATGTGTGGTACAGGCGTAGGCTTTTCTGTTGAGAGGCAGTACATTAACAAACTACCGGAGGTAGCGGAACAGTTCCATGAAACCGATACAGTCATTGTCGTTAAAGATAGCAAGATCGGATGGGCGAATGCCTTCAGAGAACTTATATCATTGCTCTATACAGGTAAAGTACCTCAATGGGATGTCTCCCGTGTTAGACCAAAAGGAGCTACTCTTAAAACCTTCGGAGGTAGAGCGTCTGGAGCTGATCCTCTTGTCGATCTATTCAACTTTACAGTTGCAGTATTCAAGTCCTCTGCCGGACGTAAGCTTAATTCACTAGAGTGCCATGACATCTGCTGCAAGATTGCTGACATTGTTGTTGTTGGTGGTGTACGTAGGTCAGCATTGATTAGCCTGTCTAACCTCTCTGATGATCGTATCAGGCGTTGTAAGCAAGGTGAGTGGTGGATGACAGCACCACAGAGAGCATTGGCTAACAACTCAGCCAGCTACACAGAGAAGCCAGACTTTGAAGCCTTCTTGAATGAGTGGCAAGAGATGTACAAGTCTAAAGCTGGAGAGCGTGGAGTGTTCAACAGAGTGGCTTCTAAGCTACAAGCTGCTAAGAACAACAGGCGTGATGTCAGCTATGACTTTGGTACTAACCCTTGTTCTGAGATAATCCTGCGTCCTAATCAACTGTGTAACTTGACAGAAGTTATTGTACGTCCTGGTGACACTCTTGTGTCTTTAGCATACAAAGTTAAATGTGCAACAATCTTAGGGACTTTGCAGGCTACGTTAACAAACTTCCGTTATGTTCGTAGTGTCTGGCAGAAGAACACAGAAGAAGAGAGATTGCTGGGTGTGTCAATGACAGGGATTATGGATCATCCTCTGTTGTCTGGACAGACTAACAAAGAAGACTTAAAGATTGTTTTGGAAGGTTTGAGAGACTTATCTGTACGTGTTAACAAAGAGTATGCACAGTTGATGGGGATACAACAATCAACAGCAATCACTTGTGTTAAACCATCAGGTACAGTGAGTCAATTGGTTGATAGTGCCAGTGGTATTCACCCTCGTTATGCGAGTCATTACATACGCAGGGTTAGGGCAGATGCTACAGACCCTCTATGTGCCATCCTGAAGGACGCTGGAGTGCCTTGGGAGAACGATGTAATGTCTAAGAATGCTTTGGTGTTCTCCTTCCCTAAAGCAGCTCCAGAGGGTGCTATAACGGCTGGAGAGATGACAGCACAGCAGCAGCTAGATTTGTGGGAGATATACCAAGATCACTGGTGTGAACATAAACCATCAATGACATGCTACTACAGAGATACAGAGTTCTTAGCAGTGGGTCAGTGGGTGTATAACAAGTTTGATAAGATCAGTGGTATATCATTCTTACCTTATGATGACCATGTTTACAAACAAGCACCGTATGAACCAATCTCTAAAGAGAAGTATGAAGAACTTGTGAAGACATTCCCTACACAGTTCTCATGGGACTTGGAAGAGGCTACAGATGTGACAGAAGGTGTGCAGAATCTAGCGTGTGTTGCTGGAGTTTGTGAAGTCTAAATAACAAAAGCTCTGTAGCCGTCAATGACTACAGAGCCTTTGTTCACCACTTAACTTTGTCTGCCCAGTATGCTGCCGACATCTTACCTTTGGCTATGTTAGCAGCATGTCTAGCCTTAAACGATGCCTTCCTAGCCTTCTCAGACTCTGACGTAGGGTTCTTACCTGCACCGCTAACACCCTGCTGTCCAAACCTGATCGTCTTTGTAGTGTCACCCTCTTTAGCCACAACTACATGAGACTTTGTAGGGTGACTGGGAGTACGCTTAGGTTTGTTATAGCCGCTAACTCCTACTCTAGTTAACTTTGAATCTTTCATTATTCCCTCTCTTTAAGCTCTTCATTGTACTTCTCAGCACCGCCTCCAAACCAGGCATATATTAAAGAACCAACAACAGGAATAGCCCTAAGCGTTGATGCTATTTGTGGATCATCCTGTGGAAGCTCTGTACCTAGTTTAAAAGCAGCGTCTATTATAGGAGTAGCAGGAACTAAGGTGTTAACAACAGCACCTTTAATATCCCCTCTTGCTAAGTATCTTTCATTGGTGTATTTGTTTAGACCATATACACCTAACAAAGACCACATAGCTTCATCTGGTATATTCTCTGGACGAATGTCTCTACCCTGTAAGAAGTTTTTAACAGTAGTAACAGCTACTCCGGAGGTTGTCATGTACCCTGCTAACAAAGCTGCATTCTTTACCGCCTCTCCTTTGTTGCCTCTAGCCCACTGTTGAACTATGTTGTTTCTAACAATGTCATATTGCTTTAGTGTAAAAGACTTTAAAGAATAGTATATTCTACCGTTGGGATTCTCAAGGTAAGCCTGCGGCATTTCAGATAATGTAACTGGCTGTAAGTCTGATAGCTCATTAAACAAAAAGAATTTAACATCGTCTGTAATCTGTTTATCTTTTAAGTCTTGTATAAAAGCATCAGTGTTTTCTTTAAAAACAGGAGACCACTTCTCTCTTAGTTTTTGCACACCTTGAGCATTCATGGACATTGCTCTTGCTTTGTTTAAAGAAGCATTAATAGCTGTCTCTTTACCTAAATTGTCTGTTGCTTTAAAACCAGATATAGAGAACATTTTATTAAGAAGATTAGCAGTGACTGAAAGGTTTTTAAATTCTTGAGAGATTACCTGATCTAATCCTAAGTCAATTAACTTTACTTCCTTAGCATTAAACATAGCCTTAAACGTGTTCCTAAAACCTTTTAAAGCAGAAGTAATACCTACATCTGATAGTTGAGTTATTGCTGATATAGGATTAGCAATAGTACCCATGTATCCTAAGTCACGAATAAAACCCACAGCAGAGCTGCTTGGTATTTCTCCAGATATAAACCTAGCATTAAGCAGATCAGACAACTCAGCTTGTTTATCTCCAGGTATAGTACCAGCTTCTAATTCGTCAGCTACTAGCCTTCCTATAGAACCATCAGGATCAAACTTACCAGCACTGTCCTGTGCAGCTCTGCCAAAGAACTTTCTTTTCTCTATGTTGTTTACAGCACCTCTTATGTAGGTGTGTAATGATTCAGCAGGATCAGCATAGAACTTCATCTGCTCTTCACTAATTACATTAACAACACGAGGACGTAAGAAACGAGGTCTGTTACCATCAACACCCATTGTATAACCACGCAGTGCTAGATCAATGATCTCTGCTTTTTCATCACGAGTTAGAGATGTTATAGACACTTGTTTTACTTTAGCATAGTCTGATATTGCTTTTTCTATCTTACCTTTCTGCTGTGCTCCTAAGCTGTCTAATAAACCATTGACATCTTTAACAACGCGAGGGAAGTAATTTTCTAACTTAGTAAACACATGCCCAGATTCTGCTAGTTCATTTGCTGTTTGCTCTAGGACACCTTTCAATGTACTAAAGTTGTCAGCAAGCTGTGGTAACGCACCTCTCATTATAGTTTCAGCAGCGTCAAACTCGCTATTCAACAACATCCTATACACAGTGTTTTGTGTCTGCTTAGGTATCTTAGAAAAGGTAGCTAAGAAAGGATTAGTAGAGACTAACTTATCTTTGGTATTAACTAATGTATTGTACTCAAAGCGTCTAACTCTACCTTTTATTGTTTCTGAAATGTTACCGAGTCTTGTTGACAGAGTACCTAAGTATTTATCCAGTGACTTGCTGTATAGCCTAGATGTAGCACTATCATTTACTACAGCCTTCCTAATAGTTTCTTGTGCTCTATCAGCATTAGCAGGTATTCGTAGCTTAGTACCTAAGTGTTCTTGTGCCCTTGCCAGTCTAATAATATCTACACCAGCTTCTTCTAACGCTGCTGGTATACTATCAATGTCATAACCCTGTGCTATCCTTCTGTTAATGACAGTCTCTGCTTCAGCAACAACTCTATTAGCACCTCTAGTAGTTGCTGCGTTAGTTAAAGCACGTACACCAGCAACAGTAGCAGGGGCTAACAAGCCAGAGGCAGCTGCTAAAGTAAGAGCCTTAACAGGATCAATATCACCTGTGGTGGCTAGGTCTTCTAGCACACTCCAGCTACCTCCTAATGCTGCTGAAGTTCCTGCCATTGCTTTGTATGTTTGACCTAGAGGTATCAGAGAAGTAGGGTCTAAAATACCTTTACTTACTGCACCTAAGAAAGCAGGAACACCGTCTGCTACAAAGCCTTCCCCATACTCTTCCTCAAGAAACTTTTCTTTATTTGCAAAGATCATTTCTCTACGTTGGTCAGGAGTAGCTTCATTAAATCCTTCTCCGTATGCTTCAGTAGGAGAGAAGTATTGAAAGCCATCTTTAAAATCAAAAGTTATCCTGCCAGATAACAAAGGTGCTCTAGCTCCAATAACGTCTGCTGCATAAGAAGTTATGTTACCTGCTTTATCAAAAGCATACTTAAACTGCTCCCATGAAGATGCTTCTGGTTCTTGTTGATTTGAAACAATAGGATCGTTATCCCAGGGCATAGAAGATGCTTGCTCTACAGGTGCAGCCTCTTGTATAAACAACGGATCGGTAGCCGCAAGAGGTGTTCTTTCTCCTGTAGGCTGTGTCTGTACTATCGGATCATTATCCCAGGGATTACTCATTGTTTAACTCTCGTAACACCATCGGGCGTTGTAAAACGCGTTCCTCTAGGAATGCTGTTGTATTCTTCTTCCGTTGTTATACTTACTGCTGCTGGCTGTTCTTCAGTAGGCGCATCAACTACTGGCTGTGATTCACTTTGAGCAAGTGCTTGGCGTAAAGCAGCCTCTTTAGATATCTCAGGATTCTGTGTTCTTATACGCTCTGCTTCATCAATAAGTATTCTTATCTTGTTCTCGTTTGTAACAGAGCCAGGCCAGAATCTTCGAGGGGTTTGGAAGGCTTTTTTAATATCCTCATTCTCTTCTATAAGGGTTTTATACGTATCTATTTCAGGGGAAGTTAAAGAGTAATCTCTAGTTACTTGTTCATTAGTGTTAGGGTTTGTCACTATTACGTTACCCTCTTGACTTACAAGAATATCGTCCTTACCTAAAACAATAGGCTTGTTATCTACAACAAAGCTGTCTAAGTTTGAAGCAGTGACTACACCGGCTCTAGCAAGTCCTGCCAAATCTTCATTACCTTTACCAGTAAACCAAGTAGACAATGCTGTTTGTTGTGCTTCTCTTTCTCGCTTTGCTATTTTCTGTGCTTCTGCTGCACGTTCTGCTTCAGTTATTTGTAGTCCATTTAAAGTAATGTTTTGATTAGCAGCTTCTATGTTTATACCAGCTAGCTCTTGCTGTAGACCTTCTGTTGATAAACGTGAAGTAGCAAGGTCTCTTTCTAGTTGACGATCTTCATCAGCCTGCTGCTGTGCCAACATCATCTGTTGATACTGTGCAGCCTGTACACCATAGCCTTGATTACGAAGTGCTGTTAACAACGCTTGCTGACCTTCTGGCGTAGCTGTATCAGCCTGTGACAACGTATTCTGAATAGACTCAGACTCTGTACGTACATCTTGTCCAAACAATCTACCCAGGCTTCTACTCAGCATCTCTTCACGCATAGGTGCTGTTCTAGCCTCTGCTGCTATCAAAGGAGACAACATAGATGCACCGCCTGACAAGCCTCTCGTAGCTAGTTCAGCTCTATTTAAACCCTCAGTAGAAAGCTGCATAGCTCGTTGCTGTGGTGTTTGTAGGATATCTGCAAATAAACTCTGTATGTTTGTTAACATATTAACCTCTTATGAATCTACTAAACAAACCGCCCAAAGCTCTGTCAATGATGCTTTGCTGTGTTGTATTACCTGCTGCATCAGTTTTAGGAGATGCTAGGCTATTCAGCAGGGTTGCTAATGTGTTAGTGCGTGTACCTGCTGCTGTGTTAGCACCTGTCAATAATGCTTCAATACCTGTCTGACCTAACAAGCCTTGTGCCTGTATGCCAGCTCTCTGACCTGCACCAGCTATGTCAGCTAGGTTAATAGCAGGAGTCATAGTAGCTATTGCTTCTCTCTGTGGCATGTAACCCATCTGGAACAAACCACTACCGATATTAGCCTTCTGAGCTTGTTCAGCCATTGACTGCTGCATAGCACCAAAGACATTAGTGCTACGCTGCTCTTCAACAGCCTTAGCCCTTGCAAGCTGCTCCGGTGTACCGCCGTACATTGCTGTACTAACACCACCTCTACCTTGATTGTACAACCTATTCTCCAGAGCTAATGCTTCTCTCTCTTGTCCTGGAGACACCATAGCCTGTAGACGATTGAATATCTGTTGTTCTCTTGTAGCGTCATTCTGTGTAGCACTCTGCAACAACCCTGCTGCTGTACCAAACAACTCATTCTGATAGAACTGTTGCTCAGGGCTTAGGTTGATGTTGTAGCCACCTGTAGGTGTTGTATTAACTGTTGACAACCCTGTAGTAACAGTGAATGGTTTAAACTGTGATCCAGCAGCCAATGAAGTTCCTAACGTGTTAGCTGCTGTAGAAGCTGATTGACCAGCCTTCTCTATTTCTCTAGCATAGTTCTCTGCTAATGCTAAACTACCGCCTGCACCTAAGAGGTTACCAAAAGTACCGCTATTAGCTTGACCACTTAAAAAGTCCCAAATACTATCCATACCCTACTCCTTAATAAGTTCCACCAGTGATAGTGCCTATGGTGGCTGTACCGCTAACAGTTAGTGTTGGTATTACCACTGTCCCTGTGAAGGTAGGTGATGCCTTATCTGCCTTACTGTTAACAGCACTCTGCAAAGCATTAAACTCTGTGTCAATATCCGTACCTACAACAACCTTCAAAGGATTCCCTGTTACCAAAGCATCCTTAGCTGCGAAGTTCGTAGCCTTAGTGTAATCAGCCATTATATAATCCTTCCTAGTAGTGCATAAATGTTCATTTCTTGTATGGAGAATGCTGAATTATTTATCGTAGCCTCTACACCTATTGACACAGCAACACCGCTGCCTGTTGTATTAATGGATGGTTTATTAATAGTTGTAGGGAATGTATATTCAGCATTTGTATTAAATTCAGAGATGTTATAGTTAGCGGGATTAAGACTCGTCACAAACGAGAATGCTTGTTTGCTGTATGCTAATGAATAATCATAAGCCCAGTTTAAGATGCCGTTATTGCTAGTACCACCAATGGTAATCAATGACACTTTCTTTAAGAACTTTAAGTTAGAAGGATTATCAAAGGTTAACGGATGACTAAAGTAACTCATCAGGTATGGAGTGGTGTTATCTATATACCCTTGATACTTACCAACACCTCCTAAAGTACCTATGTACATTATACCACCTAGTGTTCTTTCATAGCACAACGGTACTAAACCTGTCCATGTTGTAGCTCTGTAGCTACCATCCTCTAGAGGTCTACGTGTATCAAAACAATAAGTAATCGAAGAGCTTCTAAAAGTAACTAAGTAGAAAGCATTCTCAGGACTGTAGTGACACTTAATAGGCTGTGTAGTTGTAAATATTAAATCTTTAATCTCATCTCTAACATTCTTGCTGATGTCACCAATAGGTACAGACTTCTCTTGAATAGTTCTACCGAGGCTTCTAACCCCTGTAGCATCTAAGAACAATATGTCAGCACCTGTGTGTTGTACACTGTCTCTAGCAACGCATCCTATGCCGTTTATAACGTCTGCTATAGCCATTGTCGCTGGGTCTTCAGCACCAGCATAGACCAGGATAGACTTCTTCCCAAAGATGATTAGAAAGCCGTTGTGAGCTGTCATGGTGACAATCTCATCATACCCGTCAGGCCATACTTCAGAGATGTCAATATTACCTGAGCTACCACCTGTCCAGATACTTCCGTTGAGTAGGTCTGACCAATACACTGTATGTTTATCAGCAGCGAAGTCAGCACACCATACTCTACCGTAGGCTGCAATAGCTGTGTTAGCTTGTGGTGGTGTTCCTGCTGCTCCGGCTACGACACTCATCTTAGCTAGGACATCTGTAGAACCAATGTACACTAGAGGTTCGTAGCCACGCTGGAAGAAGTACATCCTGTCGTTAAAGTTAACCATCTGCCAGTTGTTAGTAGTGATGGTGTAAGCAGCAGGAGTCTTATCAACTAACGTAGCAGTCCCTTTGAGTATCTTGTTGTTAGCTGCTGTGAAGATTGCAGAGACACCAGCAGAGTCTTTATATTCTTTGATAGACTCTATGCCTATTGAACTACCGAGATTACCGTTGGTAGTTGTTG